CTGTAAAATGACCTGCTTGAATGGTGTCGTCATACCACCTTGTTTGTAGGTGGTGAGTAGTGCATTCTCTACAAAGTCGCGCTCGCCGTTGTCTCCCTCGGTGGCGATAATCTCAAACTCAGCACCTTTAATGGGAACTTTAAGTGCAGAGGCAAGCTGCCTCGCATGTGCATCGTTACGAATCATCCTCTGGATGTCCCGTACGCTAGGCCCACCATCAATCTCAGTTACCGTGGAATCCTGTGGATTACGGTACACCCGATAGGGGTCATATGCAGTTCCCGATTCATACTTCCGGGTATTCGGTATGCTGACCTCTACCTTAGTAATAGGCATCCATTAACTCCTGTACTGTTCGTAATTGTAGTCGAACGCCACGACCAGTTCATTCTCCTGGTCCTCCAATGCATTGTCCTCATTGTATGAGTGCTGTGCAACGGCGTCCCTGTCAACCCGAGGCTGGTCGCTACCATAGAACGCCATAATCATGGCCTCAAGTTCGTCAGGAGAGAAGTCATACTTTGAGCGTAGCTTCTCCTTGCTGTCAATCTGTACGCGGCCCTGTCCATCTGGACGCCACGTTATGACCGCAGCCTGCTTCTCGATTGTCTCTCTCATGTCGTTAGCTAGTCCAGACATATCAACCCTGTATTCTTGCAGTCGCAGTCTGTACTGCCAGTATGCTTCGGCCTTCTTGTTGGCGAAGAAGTTCTCTCTTATCGGTTTAGCCTGCGCGATGAATGGACGGAACCTGAGATTCCTGTAACGAGGGTCACTCTTCTTGTGCTTCTGCGCGTACTTGTAGATTATCTGTCCTGGTCCAACAGCGTCAATCTGTACCACGCTCGGCATGTACTGGTCTACCCACCTGTACAGGCTTGGTGCCATCGGGTTATTCTCCGCGACGACAAGCTCAGACGTATCAATCTCCTGCCACCCTACGAGGTCCTTAACCTTGCCACCGTCACGGTAGCAGAGTGCATTGTTATCAGCACCACCGGCTGCAACGTCAAACCCAAACACACCTTCACCGGCAGAGAGGTCAGGTAGCCCACGTACAAGCTCTTGCCCTTCACGAGTGTCAATCCATATATCCTCAGTCTCGTAGTTGAACGCCCTCTCCAACCATGCGAGGGGGAACATAGACATACCACCAGTCTTGGGGAACTCCCCCAGAATGCGAATCTGGTACATCGGGCTGTTCACGCCCCACTCGTGTTTCTTCTGTTCAACGAACTTCGCCGTAACGAGTCCGTCCACAATCTTCCTACCGTACTTCACATTAGGTGTGTCGTACGCTGAAATCTTGATGGTTTTCTTAGAACCCTTGCGATTCGGGAGCTTGCACTTACGTGCGAACGGACTCTCCGGGTCGTTAGGGTTACCTATTGCAAGTAGGCGGTCCTCTTCATCGTCGGTGAGGTTACCGTCTATCGCGCCCCATATATCTTCATTGTCGATACCACTGGCCTCATCCACTACCATGAGTACCTTACCGTGGTAACCCTGGAACCTCTCAGGCTGTCGCGTGGATAGACCCTCAGCGAATACGTCCGGTCCAATATCCAGCCTACTCTGCAAGGGTTTGAACCCTAGTATGGGAGCCTTCTGGCACTGCACGCCAATCTTGCTCCAGAGAATACTCTTAACCTGACGCCACGTTGGGGCTGTTGTTATAACCTTACCGTTACGTGTTGACAGCCACCAGAGTACAATCCCAGCAGCAAGCCATGACTTGCCAGCAGAGTTACAGGACTGTACGTAGGTTTCCTTGTTCTCAAGTAGGGAGTGTAGAATCTCTTCCTGCTTTTCCCAAGGGTCCCACTTCAAGACTGTCGAGAAGAAGTATGCAGGGTTAGAGCGCCAGCGTACAATAGCTTGGCGTTCCTCTTTAGTAAGGCCCTGCTGTTTCCGTTCCTGATACATCGCCGTCATCGACGACTTCCCCTTCCACTATGTCCTCATTCTCGTCATCCATGTGGACTTTAGCTTGGTCCATCGGGGATATGTCGTTGAACGTACCATCCATCTGGGCACGTTGCATGAGGTCTTTGATTGTCTCCTGCGGAATCTCACCGTGCATAGTCGGTGCTTCGTGACCGCCTAGCTTGTCCAGCCTAGTAGCCGCCTGTATCGCAGCCTCATAAGACTTCGCCTGCAAGAGTGCAGGATGACCCGCTGGGTTCTCCATTATCTCAGTAGCCTTCTCCAGTATGAACTTGTAGACTGCCACGTTCGCCATCTTACTGTCGCCACCGTTGGCACGCTCGAATGCAGCATGCTCGTCCACCAGGGTTTTCACACTCTGGGGGTGCATCTTATTTTCCTCTGCGAGACTGCGGAGACTCTTACCCCTAGCCCACTGGTGGAATAGTTTGTGACCTAGTTCTGCTCTCTCGTCCAGTGACAGTTCACGTATGTGAACCCTGTCCGGTACATTATCTGACACGACTCTCCCAATGTGGAATCTGTGATTTGAATAGGTCCTGTATGACCTTCATCTCGTCACGCTTGATTACGTCTAGCGGGTATCCTACATGCTTTCGGAACCTACGCCACTTGCTTCGGTCTGACCCTCTCTCTTGCCCTTTGACTTCGAGGTAAGCCACTTCTCCGGGAAGGGGATTGAGTCCACATTCAGGAAGGAGTTGACTAATCTTCTTACTGTTGGTGTTGGTCCATCTGAGTACAAAGTCGGGCCGGTACGTAAAGGGGCCTCTCTTGTATCCGAGGCCCTGGAATGTGAAGGTTGCTGGCTCATACTCCCATCCATCTAGGACCCCCCTGACGACCAGAAGATTGAGGAATCTTGCGATGTCTCGCTCCCATCCTGATGCGTAAACGGTGTCTCCGAGGTCTGGGGCTGCTCCCTTTCGAACATTCCCATACTTAGCATTTCTTCGACGTTTTCCGTTCCCCATAGGTAATCGAGTTCCTCTTCTATCTCCTGGCGTGCAGAGTATCTCTCACTGCTGCCTCCGTAGGTGTCCTTTGGACCAAACGTTGGGTCTGTCTGGTCCTTCCGAGTGTGAGCCATCTTGGTTAGTCTATGCTCCTAGTAGGTCGTGGTTCCACGTGATTGTCAGTGTGTCGCCAGAACCCTTGTCGAATGATGTTAGGACTGCGCGTGCGATTGTGTTCGCGGCAGTACCAGCCACGTTCGTAAGCGGTGTCTCATTGGTGATTACAACTTCCTGAATACCCGTGTCGGTGGCTACACCAGCAGCCCAGGTGCTTACCCATGCGATACGCCTTGCGGTCGTAGCGCCTCCAGGCTGCGAACTCGTCGGTCCTGACGAAATTGCAACATGTGATGCGGTGATGTAGGTACCGATTGCAGCACCAGTGCTGGTCTTTGATGCGGCGGTGGCGCTCTTGCCGAGTCGCATACCGGTAACCTGTGCTGGCGGTGAGCCGATGCCTACTGCACGCTCCGCATAGTACTGGTCACCGATGTCGGTAATCCTGTTGATTACTTCCTCGTAGTGCTTGAGCTTACCGCGCTCGTCAAATAGCTCCACGACTACAATACCGTTAAGACCTAGCTTGTCCTCCGGCGTCCATAGTCCGTTCTCTTCTTTATTCATCTTCATCACGATTAACGTACACCCCTTCCGAATCTGTCTCCCACTCCGGGCCAGGGCCTTTGATTTCGTAGTCCACTTCTTCGCCGGATGCGGCTTGCGCCTCCTGCTTGCGGAGGTAAGCATCACGCCACTTCCACTGCTTTCCGGGACCCTTTACCTCGACCTCAACGCCGTCAGCGAGAGTAGCATTGTCTGTGTTATCCATTCTACGCTCCTTGTGTTACGCTCACTGTAAATTTCCATGTACCCTCTGCGACAGTCCAAACGTCGCCGGTAAGACCTCTAACTTGCACATCACAGTAAAGTTTCTGGTCAACAGTTATTGGCCTCAAAGAATCCAGGTCCTCCCTGTTGACTTTCACGTATACTATGTTATCCTCAACTGTTATCTCGCCATCACTGAGTGTTTTCTGAATCACCGCAGCAGTGTCATCGTCATTCTTTGACAACTTGGCGGTGAACCAAACCTCATCAGCGCCAGTCTCCACAGGGTACGGGTCACCAGCGGCTACTCCCAACTCCGCTACTGCTGCTGGGTATGTAGCTGTGAACTTCGCCGTGCGGTCGTTATTCGCGTTAGTCTTGAAGCTGAAGTTCGCCATTACGGTTCAATCACCCCTGTCGCTGCCGGTATGCCTATCAGTTGTCCAATCGCTTGCGGACTACCGAGTAGTTCCGCCTGTGACGCTGGTATGGCAATCAATTCTGCTGTCATGAATGGTGCTACTGTGAACCCTATTACTCTCCACTCTACACCATCAGCCAACCCTATTAGGTCTGTGACATCCACAAACTTGGCGAGTGCAGTACCCGCATCGTCAGTCACCGTGATAACATCATTGATTGTGCGTACGATGTTCTTCACGTACTCCTGGCTGTCTATCAGCCCAAGTTCGTCAGTTATGGCCTTCGCCATGTTCGATGCCCTGTTCACAGCGTCAGACATGCCCAACGTGTCAGTTCGTACTATGTGTACGTCCTTAGTCCTGCTATCTACGATACCAAGGCTGTCGGTAACAGTCCTGGCAATTAGCCTGAACTTCTCGTCGTCTGCGAGGTCAGTGATTCCAAGACTGTCAGTTATTGTGCGCTGTATGAACGATGTCTTTATAGGCATCGTGTTGTCAGTTACACCCAAGGAATCGGTTATAACCCTGTTGCGTGTCATAGTCTTTGTGAAGGTGTCGCTGATACCTATGGCATCATTGATTCCCTTCGCAATTGCCTTCGTGACAGTCCTGCTGTCTACTATACCAAGGCTGTCGTTGACGTTCCTCACGACGTTCTTTATTAGCGTCCTGCTGTCCGTCACACCGATGTTGTCGGTTATAGTTCTCGTGATTATCAGCAGCAGTTGCTTAGTAGCACTGTCTGTGATACCGAGAGAATCAGTTACGGACTTCACGTAAGCCTGTGACTTCAACGTTGAGTCCGTCATACCCAAGGTGTCGCTCACCACGCGGGTTATTGCTTTCACCAGTGTGCGGTTGTCAGTTATGCCGAGCGTATCTACTACGCTGCGAGATATACTCTTAATAAGGGTCCTGCTGTCTGTAATACCCAAGGTGTCAGTGACAGTGCGCTGTATGGTCTTTACCATAGTGCGGTTGTCCGTGAGTCCCAAGGCATCAGTGATGCTCTTAGTGATTACCAGGGTGAGTGCCGGAGTTGCTACGTCCACTATACCCATACTGTCGGTGAGTATACGTGTGCGAGCAACCGCCTTAGTAGCCGTGTCAGTGATACCGAGTGTATCGTTCACACTGCGTGCGATGGTTTTCACCAGGGTTCTATTGTCCGTGATGCCTATACTGTCAGTGACAGCCCGAGTGAGTGCTAGGTTCTTGATTGCACTGTCAGTTATGCCAAGCTGGTCAGTCACCGACTTAACATACTGTCTTGCAATCGAAGTGGAATCCGTGATACCCAACTGGTCAGTCACGGTGAATGACTGGCTCTTTAGTGGGGTCGCACTGTCCGTCATACCTATACTGTCAGTAACACTCTTCGGCCTGTTGACTGCCCTCGTCGCAGCATCCAGCAAACCTAGGGTATCCGTGATAGCCCTTGCGATGGTCCTAACCGTCGTCCTAGAGTCAGTCACACCTAACGTGTCTGTTATCGAACGTGTGAGCGCACTAACTATAGTCCTGCTGTCGGTTATGCCGATGCTGTCGGTAACACTGCGGTTAATACCCGATGCTTTGTTAGCTGCATCGGTGATACCGAGTGTGTCGGTGACACTTCTTGGTCTGTTGACTGCCCTGTTAGCTGCATCAGTTATACCAAGTGCATCCGTCAACGCACGAACCATACCCTTCACCAGACTCCTGGCATCAGTGACGCCGATGGTGTCCGTGATGGTCTTGGTAATGTTCGTAGATGAGGACACGGAAGCATTCCACTCTACTGCATCCAGTTCTACTGTTGCACCCGCAACACCGTTACCGTCAAACCATACCTCGACATTGTTCTTATTGGTTATGACGTTCTGGTTGAACGTACCTGATAGTACGGCAGTCGCACCGCTAGTTACTGTAGTGGCTGCTATAACTTC